CCAGTTCGAGTGTAGTAAGGAAGTGGCCGAAGAAGCAGGACAGGCTGCTAGATTATCAATCATTGAGGCTGGTCAGTTCTATAAACTGCGGTGTCCTCTAGACGGAGAATACAAAATTGGCAAAAGCTGGCGGGAAACCCACTGAGGGCATTAAGCCCGTAAACGTAATCACTATCAACGTCTATGAGGATAGCTTTGAAGTAGCAGCTACCGAAGGACTTGATATGTTGGACTTGTATTGCATCTTCGTAGGTGCTCTTGACTGGCTGCACAACTATGCAGACTATCTTGAAACTAAAGAAAGTGTAACAATGCAGTGAAAACACTTGACAAACACAAATAAAGCTGCTATACTAATTGTATAGTTTATTGAGACTGTGGCGTAATCGGTAGCCGTTTTTAGAGACTAAACTCTAAAATAATACTTGACACGGCTCTTAAAATAGTGTATAATTATAGGTACGGGCGATTGGTGAAACTGGCAAACACACTGGATTTAAGCTCCAGCGCCGTAAGGCTTCAGGGTTCGACTCCCTGATCGCCCACCAACTTATAGGAGACACTATGAAAATTTATGGGCCGTATACACGCAAAGACGGAAGAAAACATGTTGTTATCATTCACGATGACGGATCAAGACAAACAAAATCTTATCCTAGGTTGTTGATGGAACAGCATCTTGGCAGAGAACTTCTACCTGAAGAAACTGTAGATCATATTAATAACGACTTTACAGATGATCGTATTGAAAATTTACAGCTTTTAACATTAGAAGAAAACGCTAAAAAAGCAATGGAAGGACGCTACGCAAAACTTTATTCGTTTACCTGTCCTTCTTGTGGTAAAGAAGCTGAAAAGCTACTTAGACATGTTAAAGGTAACTTGAAAAAAGGAAGGCGTGGGCCTTACTGTAGTAGGAAATGTGCCGGAAAAGACAATTATGTCAATCCCTGGTTAAACAAACTTAAAGGAAAATGAAATGGATATGAAACCTGTAAAGATCGGTGGTGAACTCTTCTGGAGCAACTGGATGGCTCAGTACAACACTAAGTTCAACGAGGACAACAAGAAGTACGAATGCACTATCGGCAATCTTTCAGATAAGGACTGTGAGGCTCTGAAGGAGCTGGGTATTCAGATCAAAGAGAAAGACACTATGGGCAAGTATATTGTCGCTAAGAGTCTGTATAAGTTTGATCCTGTAGACCAAGACGGTAAGCCTGTGGAGATTGACGCTATCGGTAACGGTACTAAAGTGTCTGCACTGGTGTCTAGCTATCGCCACAAGATGTCAGCTAAGTTCGGTGCTGCTCCGTCTGTGAAGAAGCTTATCGTGACTGAACTGAAGACGTACAATCCTGACGCTTCAGATGACGATGACGACATTCTCTAAAGAGGTTCCAAAGAAGTTACTCATTGATGCTGATTTCTTGATCTACAGTGTAGGTTTTGCAAGTGAGGAAGATTCTGAGAAGTTTGCTAAGAGCAGGTTAGTAGAAGCAATGGAAGATATGGTCTACATCCACCTGAAAGCAGATTCTTATGAAGCCTTCCTAACTGGTAAGAACAACTACCGATACGAGATTGCAAAGACAGTCCCTTATAAGGGTAATCGTAAGGATATGAAGAAGCCTAAACATTATGAGGCTCTTCGTTCCCATATGGTTAAACGCTTAGGCGCTGTCGTTGTTGAAGGTCAAGAGGCTGACGATGAAGTAGCTATCAGGATGACTAAGGAGCCAGATCAGTACCTGCTTGTAGGCGTAGATAAAGACCTAAGGCAGATACCTGGGTGGCATCATAACCCTATGAAGGCTCACACGGAGTATATTGATGAGTTTACTGCTTACAAGAACTTCTGTCTTCAGCTACTTACAGGGGACAGAGTTGACAACATCCCGGGTTTGGAAGGTATTGGCCCTAAGAAAGCAGCTAAAGCGTTGGAAGGCACAAAGACAAAGGAAGATCTCCTACGGGCTGCGTTTGAGAAGTATCAGGAATTGGGGCATACGAGAGACTATTTTGTCGAGCAGGGGCAGTTGCTCTGGCTTAGGCGTACTGAAGGAGAGCTATGGCAACCACCAGACGAAAGTATAGTGCCAAACAAGCAGCAATGAAGCATGGCTACCGCAGTGGCTTAGAAGAGCGTATTGCGGAGCAGTTGGACAAGCTAGGTATCGACTACACTTACGAACAGGTTAAATTGACATACATCAAACCTGCTTCTAAGCACGTATACACACCTGACTTTGTGCTTCCTAACGGGATCATTGTAGAGACGAAGGGAAGGTTCTTACTTGCCGATCGTCAGAAGCATATCCTAGTAAAGAAACACAATCCAACACTTGATATTCGGTTTGTCTTTAGTAACTCTAAAGCACGGATTAGCAAGACTAGCCATACTACCTACGCTGCTTGGTGTGAGAAGAATGGCTTTAAGTATGCAGACAAGACAATCCCTGAGGAGTGGCTAAGTGAGTAAAGACACAGGCGGGCCAGCGTTTCCTGCTGGCACAGCATTTCAAGGCATGACCCTGCGCGACTACTTTGCTGCCAAGGCGATGCAGGGGATTATTT